ATCCACGACTGAAGTGGCTCTGCCCAACGCACTGAAAGAATGCCTGATGCTCTACGTTGGCTACCTGGCCTTTGCCTCTCTGAACACTGAGGGCACTAACGCTGAGGGAGCTGACTTCAAACAGCGATTTGAGTCAGCCGTAAAGGATGTGAGTGAGGCTGGCCTGCACGTAGTCGACAACCGGGACAACTCCTGGCGTTTCGATACAAGAGGGTGGGTCTAAAATGCAAAATCTGAGGAATAGGAATGCTCCACCCGTAGCCGGCCTGGTACAGACGTACCTCGATACGGCGTACGACGTAGTTAAAGAGGTGTATGATAATCTTGCACTGATCCAGACAGTTGCCACGGCCCTCGATGACCTAGATCTGGCCGATTTCCTAGCTCAGGCAGATATCAATACACTCAACAAATTAAATACCATCGTGGTTGATGCCACTCTGGGAAATGCCGCGGACTTTGCCACGGCTGCACAGGGAGCGCTTGCCGATACAGCATTGCAGGGCACATTTGCCAGCCAGGCTGAAGCAGAGGACGGCGCAGAAAATACGAAGCCTGTCACCTCATTGCGCGTGGCTCAAGCCATCGCCTCTCAGGTTGCAAGTGCGAAGCTCAACAACTGGTCGGCTGTTACTAACCCCGGCGTGGGTGATGACGGTATCGACGGTTACACGGTTGGGTCTATGTGGGTCAATGTGACCCTGGACACTGCCTGGATAGCTTCGGACGTCAGTCTCGGTGCTGCAGTATGGTTACAGATCGGTAGAACTGATGCAGCAATACTTGCACTTGTGGCTCCGTCCATAGTCAACGTACAAACCGGCACAAGCTACACAATACTGGCAGCTGACAACGGCAAGGAAATCATCTTCACGAATGCCGGTGCAATCGCTGTAACGCTACCCGATACACTCGATACACTCTTCCAGTGCGTAATTAAACAGGCTGGAGTAGGCGTACCAACGGTAACGCCAGATACAGACACCATTAACGGTGCTGGTACAGGTGTAACACCAAGCGATCAGTGGAAAGGTCTACATCTAGTGCAGTATGCAAATACTACCTGGTTTGCTACGTTCTAATGTTCTTGGTCGAACAAGCAATATTTAGTGGTGGCGCTGCTTCTGGTGGACCATTCATTTTAGACACATTTACTGGTGTTGGCCCTTTAAGCGCACACACACCTGAAGTGGGTGGTGCCTGGGCACATTACGGTATAGGAACTATTGCTGACTTTACTATTAATGCCACAGATGGTTTACGCCGTCACGATGCAGATAGCTTATTTTTTGCATCTGTTATAAGTGAATCTCCAAATTATGCGGGTGAAAGTTATCACGTAACCTGTAAGTTGCAGCATTACGATGTTGTGCCAGATCTTGAAGGCGGTAACAGAGGTCCAATATTTAGTTCTAATGCTGATGCTACAGAGTATTACGGTGCAAACATTAGGGGAAGCTCCGGAGTAGTAATTTTTGAAATAGAGAAAGATGGTAGTAATTTAGTACAAGCAGTTTTACCAGCTCCCCACGATTTAATGGATGACTTTACAATAACAGTCACTGTAGATGGTGGCGACATAGTTGCTACTTTGTGGAACGATTCTTCTGATATAGAGGCCCATACGTTTTCTTGGACTGAATCAGCTTACGTAGATGCTGACCACAAATATTTTGGTATTCGTGGTGGTAGTAAATCATTGGGCGATAATACTACAACCAACACAGGATCCGGTGTTAATGTACTCTCAGTAGGGCCTACTGCACCAGACACAACATACTCTGATACAGTTGGTGTATCTGGTTTGGCTGCCTGGTATGATGCCACTAAAATTGACACACTTTGGCAAGATAGAGCCCGTACGATTCAAGTTGCAAGTAATCTTGATCCAGTAAGAGCGTGGGATGATGCTACGGGTAATGGTTTTAATGTACTTCAGTGCTTAGCAGCAGCTGCATACAAAACTGGTGTGCAAAACTCACTGCCAGGTATCCTGGGATCTGCAGATGCATGTTTCCTAAATCCCTCCTCACCCATCACAGATGAAACAGCGTGGACAGTATTTGTTGTATTCAATACTGCAATTAATGAACATGTAGGCGGTCTTTGGTGTGATGGTAATACCAGTTCGCTGCGATCAGCAGTATTTGGCGACTCCAGAGCCGCAGGGCCTTTAATGGGTTACTTGAATGATTCAACTGGAGCAAACCGTGTAAATCCCACACCGGACTACGACACTGCATTCAAATACATCACATTCAGTAGAAGTGGTAGCGCTTTAACAGGTAATCTGGACGGCGTTGCTATGACAGGAGCCACCATAGTAGGCGATGGTAACGTTGCAAATGACGCTATACGATTATTCTCACAACATAGTGCGGCTAATCCACTTAATGGGCACATATGCGAAGTTAGGATCTATAACGGAGTACTAAGCGGTGGTAATATTAGCACAGTAGAGGCATACATAGTAGATAAGTGGTATCCATGAGATTAGGTGAAAAACAAGAACTATTCATGCGACTGTTACCGTCGCTAATCGACAAAGCCCATGATCTGGGTTTTGCAATACGCGGTGGAGACCTTTTCCGCAGTCCCAGGGCATTCGGTGCAATGGGAGAACCAGGTCCCTATGGGCACAGAAGTAGTGCACATAAATTGAAACTTGCTATTGACCTAAACCTGATGCTACATGGTAGACTTATAAGGTCAACACAAGGACATCAAGAATTAGGCGAATGGTGGGAGAGACAACATCCCCTTTGTCGCTGGGGCGGAAGGTTCAAAGATGGCAACCATTACTCACTGGAGCACAACGGAGTCATGTAATGGAATATGAATATGAGTATGAACAGCGTGAGCAACATCCTGGTCCTCGTCAATACAGAATGCCAGGCTCGAGCACGACTGCTGGACAGATAGCCGGAGCTATTGCAACCATTATAGTTGGTGGCGTTGGTATTTTCCTTCCAGAGTTTGCTGAACGGATTCCGTTCGGCTTTGAGAGTGCCGTAGTCACAGTTGTGATTGGCACGGTCGCTTATCTCAAACGAGAGAAGCGGTTACGTAAACGATTTGAACAAGAACAGAGAGAGCATAATGAATGCGTGGAAGAAGATCACCACTTGGATTAAATCGATCGGTTGGGTCACGACTTTTGGAACGATTGGAGTTGCTGTTCTTTTTGCCCTGGCTGCTACGCGATCTACTAATAGTAGGCGTAGAGCAGATAGGCAAGAAGGCCAGGTTGTGGACCTCCTCAACAGGAATCGAAGCCAGTACAGAGACAAAGCAAGACGACTTTCGGAATCCGCCGCAGGGCATAAGCAGAAGGCGTTGGATGCGAGAATCGAAGCAGAAGTACGGCTCGAAGAATTAGGAAACAGAGATGAAGACATTGATACTATTACTCACCACTACAACTCTCATAGGGTGCGTAGGGATTGGTGAAACCCGGGATCCACCGGACTGGAGTGATGTAAGGCGGCCTGAAGTCACGGTCACCACTCCTATGCCGTTGCCAACGTTGTGTCGGCTTAAAACTTTGACTGACCCCAATACCGGAGAATCATTCGATATGTGGCCTGCAGACTGTACCAAGACTCTGCTTGGGTATGAAGCCGTTGCTGAAACAAACACCACGATCGCAGCTGAGAATGCAGCTGCTTTGGACTTAACCGAGGCTGCATACGACGGCCTCATATCAGCTGGCGAAATGCAAGAGGAGATTACCAGGTTCTATGCTGACGAACTCAGATACGAGAAACGTGAGCACACCATAGATAACTGGATCAACAAACTGCTGCTAGTACTTGGACTAGGAGTAGCGTTATGAGCGACGAAAGGGTATTGCCAAAAACGGCAGTGGGGTGGGCGACATTAACAGTTAGCATTGGGATCGTGTTGGGTAGCGCCGGCACACTTTATCTGGGTCTTCAGACAACTGCACAAGCAGCGGAAGATCATGCAACGATGCAAATCGTAAATGAAGAGGCTCGAGCCGTACTGCGTTCAGAGTTTCAACAACATGTAATTGATGATGACATCAAGGATGACCGTGCAGCAATTAGCGAAATAGACACACAAATCACAGATATTGAGTACAAGATTTTGTACGAAGGTCTCACAGAAGCCCAGATCCGATTCTGGGATAGTCGACTCATCACATTGCGCGGTGACAAAGAATGTGTACGAATAGGTAAATGCGAACAATAAGGTAAAAAATATGTTAAAAGTACTTCTAGTCACCGTTACAATGGGTATATTTCGTGTCCTTCCTATGGATACGTCTCCTACAGAAATTGAACAATATCAGATTTCTGCGGATAATTTAGCAGCTAATGTTGAAGAATTTTTTGACTATCACACCTCACACAGTTGGGATGTGACTGTACAGGGTTATGCCTTTGCAGCTAGCTGTAGACCACAACCTAGTTACTGGTGTACTCAAGATGCTCAACAGTATTTACGGGACACCGGTCAACGCCAGCCCGATTACATACAAACATGGGCGCCTGGTCACTATAACTGGTCAGTATCCGGCGTAGGTCAAGTTGGTGGCCCACATTCAGTACTACTAACTACGGCTTCAAATCACACAACACGCATTAGCGTACATGAATTTGGGCACAACCTAGGTTTATGGCATTCCAGCACATTAACAGATGACGGTGTTCATACCGAATATGGAGATCACACCTCTGTCATGGGTAATGGATTCAGTTTCAATGCTCCCAATCTGATAGAACTGAATCTGGATACCTCTTCTCCCCAAGCCACAGCCTTTGATAATTTTAGTCTGGTTCCCGATACCATTTCAATTGATGACAAAGTGTATGACATACCAGCAGAGAGCACCCTATATATCAGGCACAACCAGGGCAAAGTAACCAGCAACGAGTATTTGACCAATGCTCCCAAAGAGTCACCAATGGTTGTGGTGGACTCCTCACAACAGGTGTTCCTTGCACCACTCGAATTGCGAGACGTAGATCTTCGATCGGAAGAAGACAGATTTGTAGTTATAGATGTGCCCAATAACAACGCACTCTTCACAGTATCCACACGTAAAGTGGGCCCTGGCGGGGGCAATATTGAACCCACTCTCATGCTCCATGAGCCGGGCGTGTATATACATCGCACACCCAACCGCTCCAACTCCACCACTCTCGGAAGATACCCACTTAAAGTTGGCGAATCCAAGCAGATTGGCACAGGTGTGGTGGTTCAGTACCTGGAGCAGCAAGGTGAGACGGCCCGTGTTAATGTTGTGTATGATGAAGTGGTGCCTGAAAATACACAAATGTCAACAGGCTTCCCGGCAGTACCTTTCGGTGGTTCTCTGGCTGCAGAGCATAGTGGACTTTGGTACAGCCCAGAATTTCGGGGACAAGGCTTTACTGTATTCGTTAAAGGCAATAGAGCGTTAGTCTCTTGGCTTACATTTCAAAATGGTAGTGATAGGCACCAGTACTACTTGAGTTACGGTTCCATTAATGAAGTAATAGAAGGTGTAGAACTCTGGACTACTGATGGTGGCACATTTGCAGATCCCAGTACACGCGAAGTAATAAGCGCCGGTAGAAGCCGGCTCTACTTCACTGAAGATGGTGGGGTGTTCAATTACGACATGGATGAGTACAAGCGTGGCAGTGTTCTACTTACCCAGCTACTTCAATCCAATGATACACTTAACGGATTATGGTTTGACCCGGAGCGAGTTGGTGAAGGCTTCTCTGTCATCATGTACGGCGATACTATGGTGGCGTATTGGGAGACATACGGCTATAATCCACCCACAAGTCCTTTTGATGCGGCTGAACCCGATGCCCAGAAATGGTACTACAGCCAGGGTGAATTAAACGCCCAAGGTACATACAATTTAACTGTGAGAGAAGTCTCTGGCGGTAGATTTTTACGCTTTGATGACGTTGATCTTACAAACCTGGGCACGATAAATGTGACCCCGAATGCCGATGGAACATTAACTGCTGACTATAATTTCTCTGGAAATGTCGGCACACTCAACTTGAAGAGGCTATTTTAATGACCACACCAATTTTTAATCTCGAAATGGAACAAGGCGCTTATTGGACACACACGTTCAATTGGTACGGTGGTGGTAAACAAATGGCTCCCATCGAAGATGTCGTTGAAGGTTACCCAACCATTATTCGCGTAACTGCTCATGGATTACCCACGGTATCAGATACACCCGTTATCGTATCTGGTGTAGAGGGCGTTCTCCAGCTTAACAGCACTGATACAGGCATAGAACTAGCAACCAGAATCGATGCTGATACATTCAGTGTGCCAGTGAGTACCGTAGGTGAGATAGCTACGCCCGGGAAACTGGGAGAGATTACCTGGTATGCTCCATCGGTTATCACTGGTTACACCGGTCGCTGCCAGATTCGCAAGAACTGGCACACTACTAATTTCATCGCTGAGTTAACTACAGCAAATGGCGGCCTGGTTATCGTTGAAGCTGATGCTAGCTTCCAACTCATTCTCTCTGCTGCAGCAACAGCTGCATTTGATTTCGTGGATGCCGTGTATGACATCGAAGCAGTTCCGCCAGGTGGTGGCGATGATGTTGTTCGTATCCTGAAGGGCAACATACATTTTGACCGGGAGATGACCAGATGACCATCTTTTTACGACCACATCCCGCCAACAAACCAGTAAAATACCTGGAAAGTATTGAATTGAGCGGATTGGTTCTACACCCGCAAAACACCATTGCAATGTACACACACCGGTCTGCCCCGGCGACAGGTCCAGCGGGTCCTACTGGCCCAACAGGAGCAAATCTTAATAGTCTGTACGACACAATCATTGCTTCATGCTCCGATGAACTCTCTGCTATTACAGTCAGTCTGAGTGTAGCCAAAACGCATTTCAGAGCGCCTTATGCCCTGGATCTAGCTACCGGGTACATTAGAATGGATTTACGTGAAGCACCTCTTGGGTCAGACTTCATTGTCGATGTCCACATGAACGGTGCAACGATGTTCACTGATTTACTAACCATCGATAATGGAGAACTCACCTCTGTTGGTTCTACTTCTCCAGCCGTACTAAGTGTCACTGATGTTCCCGATAATGCGTTGTTTGAAGTGTTCGTAACGCAAATTGGTTCAGCCTTTTCTGGTACGGGTCTTAAACTCGCAGTAACAGGGATTAAGGTAGAACCATAAATGGCAGCGATTTACCAATGGCCGATTAACGCAGGCAGCCCTCCACCAGAGGCAACTGATGATTTCCTAAATTATGAGTACGTACTCATGACAACGGATCAGAATTGGTTGTGTCGGTATATTGGACTAGACTACGACACAGGGATCCAGACGGATTTCGGCCAGTTTCTGACAAACAAAAACTGCTCCGTTGTCTCAGATGCCACCAGTGTAATCTGTGACATGGATGATACTCGCAGGAACCCACATCAATTTGTATGGCGTGGACACACATTCTCCGAGGTCATTAGTGAGTTTCACGGCGGTATAAACGGTGGTGATGGAATGATATCCGCCACTGTGCCGTATTTAATCTTCTCAGGTGTTGAAGCTTTTGGACACAGTTGCAGACTTACAGATTATGCCCAAGCTGCTCCATGGAATATGAGCGATGCCGAAGTAATCACATTTGCCCCACACTCTGAAAATTGGAAAGGATTCTTCGACATCAACTATGGTCTAGCTGGCGAGCGCGGATACGGCGATGCATTCGTAGCAATACCGTATCCGGGCAACGACATGTCTGTTTTTACCATAAACGGATTGAACCTTGTGGAACAAACTCGATTAACTGCTGTTTTAGAGTATCCCGCTGTAGGCAGTATTGCTGAGTTTGGGCATGATCCAAACTCAGGGTACATCGCACATTGTAAGGCCCTTGCCGGCATTGGAGCACAAATCTGGTTCTACGAAGTAGACACAACCACACTGATTCCAACGTATATCGGTACAGATAATGCCTCTGGTGTCGTTCTGGCAGTTGGATGGACACCACATGGTACTCATTTGGTAACATGCGAGAACGGTGGAGCCTTTACGCACAGACTTCGTTGCTACTCATATAACCCGATTGGTCCAACCATCACATTGACCGATACCTTGGATATTGAGGGAGTTACCAGTACAAATTGTCACTTTCAGGTCAGTCGTGTGTCCGGAAGAATCTGGTTCACGGGCACAAGTCCTTCTGGCGGCCCTGGTGGGACAGGTTCAAAAGTATTTCATATCGATGGTAGTGATAATATCGTGGTTGACTTTGAGTTGACATATAGCACAGGCAGCAGCGGTTACCTTGGTAACCCATTATCATTCCTGGAAGAGCCCTTAGCAGTTACATCAAACGGCTTCTCTGGAATCAAAGAAAAGCTCTTTGAAGCTTGGGAAATGAATGAGGCCAGCGGACATCGTGCAGGCTCTATGGGCAACCAAAATTTGAACTTGGACGTTGGTTCAGTAGGAGCGCGTACTGGTAGGGTCGGTCTGGCGGCCGATTTCGGTGGTGCTGCTGCACTAAGTTCAACTGATATTGCACAGGAAGCCCGTACAGTCGACAACTTCTCAAACGTGATGGATGTTATAGTAGACGTTAAAGGGGCTAACGATCAATACATCATACAACGCGGTAGGCAAGATTACCAAACAGCAGCCCCAGACCAAAAAGACTGGGGACTGCGTTGGGATGCTGGGCTTGATCGTTTTACATTCTTCATAAGAAGTGGCAGCACTGAGTATACCGTGTCTGCCGACAACCTGGGTGCAGTAACAGCCGGGATCATGTATCACATTTATTACGAATACAATAAGGACACGGACAGCATCTCAATCAGAGTCAACAATGGTACGATAGATACTACTTCGTTACCGCCTGGTACAACCCTGAATGCTCACTACGGTGCGACACAAGCGTTGACAATAGGCCGTGAATCCAGCTTTGCCGGTGGCAGTGGTTGGTGGGACGGTGCAGTAGATTGTCTGTTCTGGTTCTATGACGTTTTAACACCCGCAGAGCAGTCCTGGATGTACAATGGCGGTCTTAGTCGGGCGTTCTCTGAACTTTAAGGGTGGTATATAATGTTTAATCTGTTTATAATCATCAAAATGAATAAAGGTGCAATTTAATGGCTGGAGTTGAAGAACTAGGTGTCGTTGACACAGTACCGTCTAAACCACTGACGAAATGGGCTAATGAGCCCACAGTAGCAAAGCTGAAGGAAGACCTGCTTGAGGCTACTGGAGATCATGATACACATACCAGTAAAGTCAGTGCCTGGTTAGACAACCTCAACGTAACGGGTGGAGCTTTGATCACAAAGGTCAAAGGCCGGTCGACTATTGTACCGAAACTTATCCGTAAGCAGGCGGAGTGGCGTTATGCTTCTTTGTCCGAACCATTCCTTAGCACCGAGGACATTTACACCACTTCTCCAGAATCCTGGGAAGATAAAGATGCAGCCATTCAGAACGGTCAGGTTCTGAACTACCAGTGGAATAACAAGCTTAATAAAGTGGCATTCATTGACGAGTACGTGCGTACCGCAGTGGACGAGGGTACTGTTATTGTGCGTATGGGCTGGGACTTCCAAGAAAAAGAAATAGAAGTGCCTAACATGATTCCACAGCTTGTTGACGATCCACGACAAGCCCAAATGATATTACAAGCCATCCAGGCGTTGGAATTGAACCCAGATCAAGCACAGCAGGAATTACCGCCAGAGTTACTGGAAGATGTTCAGTTGACCATGCAGGCAGGTATCCCCACTGAGATGGTTCAGGACGGCATGAAGACCGTCATGAAAACGACCAAAAATCAACCGACCGCGGAAGTTTGTGATTACACCTCACTCATCATGGATCCCACTGCCAAGGGCGACATGGATAAAGCGACCTTTGTCATATTCAAATTTGAGACTAGCCTTTCCGAATTGAGGAAGAAGGGCTTGTACCACAACCTTGATGCAATCAATGTTGAGAAGAATGCCATTGAGAACGATGACTACGCCGGCAACAAAGAAGTTACCTCGTTCAATTTCAAAGATGCACCCAGGAAGAAATTCATAGCCTACGAGTATTGGGGCTTCTGGGACAAAAATGATAACGGTACGACTGAACCCATAGTGGGTACTTGGGTGGGAGACACCCTTATCCGGATGGACGACTCCCCATTTCCGGATGAGGGGCTCCCTTTTATATTGGTACAGTATCTGCCTAAACGAAAAGCAAACTTTGGCGAGCCAGACGGCGAGCTGCTCCTTGACAACCAGAAGATTTCTGGCGCCGTAACACGCGGCATGATGGATATGATGGGTCGAGCTGCTGTCGGTCAAATGGGTATGCGCAAAGATGCCCTGGACATTACCAACCAACGTAAATACGATAACGGGCAGGACTACATGTTCAATGCCCACATTCCTGATGCGCGGGTTGCTTTCCATACACACACGTATCCGGAGATTCCCGGGTCTGCTCAATTCATGTTGAGTCTACAACAGAACGAAGCCGAAGCACTAACCGGTGTTAAAGCCTTCCATGACGGTATATCCGGTGAAGGGCTTGGTAAGTCAGCTACTGCAGCACGAAGCGCACTTGATGCAGCTTCCAAGCGAGAACTGGGTATCTTACGTCGCCTGGCAGCAGGTGTAGTCACGATGGGTCGTAAGATGGCAGCCATGAATGCTGTCTTCCTCGAAGATGAGGAGATAATACGGCTGACTAATGAAGAAATAGTCCAAATTAAACGTGATGACCTGGCAGGTCGCATTGATATCAAGTTAAGCATCTCTACAGCGGAGACTGACAACGCTAAAGCAGAAGAGTTGTCCTTCATGTTGCAGACGATGGGTAACACGATGCCACAGCCGATGTCTCAAATAATACTTGAAGATATCGCCAGATTGCGTAAAATGCCAGAGTTAGCTAAAAAGATTAAGGATTTTGTTCCACAACCTGATCCGTTAGAAGAACAGATCAAGATGTTGGAGATTGAAAAACTAAGGGCTGAGATTCGTAAACTCGACTCAGAGACCTTAGAGAACACAGCTGAGGCTGGTCTTGACGATGCGAAAGCAGAGGAAACTAGATCAAGTACTGATCTGAAAGACCTAGAGTTTGTAGAAACCGAGTCCGGTGTTACACAAGAACGTAACCTCGAACAAGACGGTGCCCAGGCTAGAGCGAATCTCGAAAGAGATGTTGTTAAAGAGGCTCTAAAAGGCGGCAATGAGAGTTCGGGTGAAAGCTCGAGCACAACCCCCTAATCCAAGAGTAGAGGAAAGATTATGACTGACCAACAGATTCAAGAAATTGAAATACATATCGATGATGCGAAGAAAGATGTTGAGTTCGCTAATAGGCTCGACAGGCTCCGTAAGAATAAAGATTTCATCGCAATTGTCGAAAAAGGTTTTTTCCGCGATGAAGCAGAACGTGTTTGCGCATTGAAAGCCAGTCCGCATATCCAGGGTGATGACGAGCAGGCACAGATCGATAACATCATCGTATCCATTGGTGGATTCAGACAATACTTGCGAACCATCAACCAATTGCGTACTATGGCACTACAGGCTATAGCAGCTGATGAACAAACACGGGACGAACTGCTGATTGAACAACTCGGCGTAACGGAGGTTTAACATGACTGACCAAGCCTCCGAACAAGCTTCTGAAAAGGAGCTTAACGAACAGAATAATGAACAGGAAGCTCCTGATTTCGGTAACATGACGGATGAGGAGATTCTAGCACTGGATCCAGCTACATTGAACGATCCAGAGGAAAATGCATCAACTGAAGAGAACCAGGAGTCTGGCTCTACCAAGGAAGATGACCAGTCTGCAGGCGCAGACGAGAAAGGTGAAAGCGATTCTGATGCAGCGGGTGGTGCCGGCTCAGAAGAAAGCACATCGGACTCGGATGACGAGGCTGCGGGTAAGACCTCTGATGAGGAATCTTCGGATCACGGCGATGATGACAAATCAGAAGAAGCTCAGCGCTTAGCTGCTGAGGCCGACCAAGCCTCAGAAAGCGACAACGCGGAATCTTCTGATAAAGATTCAACCGACAAACGGGACTACAAATCAGAGTTGGCTGAGGTCATGAAGCCCTTTAAAGCAGCCAATCGTGAGATCACTGTCAAAACGGCAGAAGATGTACGAAGACTGATGCAAATGGGCGTTGATTACTCCAGGAAGATGGCGGATATGAAGCCATACCAGAGAGTACTCAAGACCTTAGAGAAGCATGATCTCCTCGATATGAACGAGATCAATTTCGTGATCGATCTGGTAAAAAAGAAAGATCCGGAAGCTCTCAAGAAATTTCTTCGTGACAATGAAATCGATCCAATGGATTTGTCACTGAAGGACGGTACCGACTGGAAGCCCAATGACTATTCGGTTGGAGATAAGGAAATAATGTTGGATGAGGTGCTGACGGATATCAGCGATACAAGCACCTTTGATGCAACGGTTAACGTAATCTCCAAACAATGGGACATGGCTAGCAGACGGCAACTGATGGACAACCCGGGAATTATCGCGGTTATCAATGAGCACATGGAAAGCGGAGTTTACAAGCAAATCGCAGACCGTATGCTTACTGAGAAAACACTGGGACGATTAGCGGGCCTGTCTGACCTGGAAGCGTACAAGGCAGTTGGCGAGGCAATTGAGACCGAGAAAGGGTGGATCAACCCACCCTCCGGTACAAACCTCAACACTGACAGTAACTCTCAGGACTCAGCACAGAACCAGAGCGCTGAAGCTGCGAAAGCAGAGAAGAGGCGCAAGGATCAAAAACGTGCTGCTAGTCCCACAAAGGGAAAAGCTGGCGCAGGCAAGAAAGCACCAGATTTTGCTAAGATGACTGATGAAGAAATCGAGGCGTTTGATGCATCTAGCCTGTAACTTTTAACGCAACAGGAGATATACCATGCCTTTTGAAAATCCTCATGGTTATAATGATCCCGCAGGCGGAACAGCCTCGGACGTTGGTAGCCAGATCCGGACAGACTTTTTCTTCCGGAAAGCATTGGTAGAAGCAAGCCGGGAATCTTTCTTTGGTCAGCTCGCCAATGTTCGTGCCATGCCTAAAAACATGGGTAAGAAAATCAAGCAGTACCACTATATGCCTCTCTTGGATGACCGGAATGTTTCCGATCAGGGTATCCAGGCTGATGGCGTTGCTCTTGGTACTGACTTTGTTGCAAGTACGACTTACGCCAAGCAGGTCATCACTCTAGTAGCTGATGCATCTGAAGGTGGGGGCACTTACTACTACACCGGCGTTGCAACCGGTGCAAACGTTGGTGCAGCTCGTACAGCAGCTGACAACATTGCAGAAGGCAAAGTAATTGCATTTGCTAACCAGAACGGTTTTGCTGATGCCAACTACGCAGCCTGTGTAATCAAGTTGGAAGCCGGTCCCTGGACCGTTACTAAACTACTCACTACTGATTTGCTGTCCGTCAATTATGGCAACCTCTACGGTTCTAATAAAGACGTCGGTACAATCACCGCCAAGATCCCGGCACTGACCGAGTTTGGCGGACGCGTAAATCGCGTGGGCTTCACCAGGATTGAAATTGAAGGAACCATTGAGAAGTTCGGCTTCTTCGACGAGTACACTCAGGAATCCCTGGATTTCGATTCAGACCCTGAATTACTCCAGCACATCACCACTGAATCCGTCAAGGGTGCAAACGAGATCACTGAAGATCAACTTCAGATCGACCTTTTGAATGCAGCCGGCGTTGTTCGGTACACAGGTGATGCAACCAGTACGGCTACCTTGGGTGGTTCAACTGCAGCTGGCAATACGGAAGACGTCCTCGTTTATGATGACCTGGTAAAACTGGACATCGAACTTGACGACAACCGTACACCGAAGAACACCAAGGTTATCACGGGTTCTCGGATGATCGACACACGGGTTGTTAACGCAGCTCGCTATGCATACATCGGCAGCGAATTGCAGCCGGCTCTCATGCGTATGGTCGATTACCACTCAGAACGTGCTTTCTTGCCTGTTGCCCAGTATGGCGCAGCTGCAACGATCGTTCGTGGCGAGTTCGGTACTGCTGGCAACTTCCGGTTCATCGTTGTTCCGGAAATGATGCATTGGGCAGCTTCTGGCGCAGCCGTTGGCAACATCCAGGACGAAGTTTGTCGCTGGAGCCAAGACTCAGCTGGTGCTGCAAAGCTCAACGTTTATCCTCTCCTGGTTATTGGTGATGGATCATTCACGACTATCGGTTTCCAAACTGATGGTAAGACCGTGAAGTTCAAGATTACTCACAAGAAACCTGGTCGGGAAACGGCTGATCGTAACGATCCGTACGGCGAGGTTGGGTTCTACTCAATCAAGTGGTACTACGGCTTCATGGCCTTACGCTCCGAGCGTATCGCACTGTTGAAGACTGTTGCTACGGTGTAAAGTAAGTCAAGGACAGCCCTCGCTTGCGGGGGCTGGACTTTTAACTACTAATTTAGTACTAATCGATAGTAAATTAGTATTTAGAGGTTCGCTGATCGAGTATATGCGAATAAGCTGAGGTAAATGGAAATAATACTGTAACCGACCAAGAGGAATTGATATGACTGAAAAGACACTCGAACAAGTAAAATCCGAAGCCAATCTATTAGGCGTTAAGTTTCATCACAAAGCCGGGATCCCCAAAATTCAAGCAGCTATTGATCTCCATTTGGCGACAAGTGCAGATGTAATCCCGCCTGCAGGTGGGGATGATCAGAGACCAGCTTCTGAAGTAGGGAAGATTCCTGCTTACGAAGAGCCTTTGACATCCGTTGAATATCGAGCACAAGAACTGAAAGGTGCACGTAAACGTTGCGCAGAACTCGTACGCATACGGCTCCAGTGCATGAATCCACAAAAGAAAGAATGGCCTGGCGAAATAATCTCAGTTGGTTCAGCCAAACTGGGTACGTTCAAAAAGTTCATTCCTTTCAACGGCGAACCTTACCATGTTCCCAGGATAATTTATGATCGCCTGGTAGAGCGTGAGTGCAGCGTGTTCTTCAACTCAACTGACGAGCGTGGTCACAAGACCCGTAAAGGCCGGCTGATTAGAGAGTTCTCTGTAGAGGTTCTCCCAGCTCTTACAAGACAAGAGCTTGATGACCTGGCTAAAGTTCAGGCATTACGTGTAGGACAGACTGGATAAACAATCATGGCAGAAAAAACGACTCCAACGTTCCCGCAATACACTAACCTCGCTCTGGGTGAAGGTCTATTTGATCAGTTGATGACGACTGTCAATTTTCACCTGGATCAGGAGTTCAAGAAGCAGCGTATTCGAGGGACTGAGTACTCCAAGGTGTATTTGGGATCGATGGAGTCGGTCATGCTCAACACTACCCAGTACTTACTGGGTAGTCTGCTAATCGAGCAGCAGAAGGCTAAACTTATCGTTGAAACACTCCGCCTGGAGCTGGAAAACGAGAAGCTCGAATACGAAATTGAACACCTACTTCCGCTGACCAAACTGTTAACACAGGCTCAGATTGACAAGATCACAGCTGAAATCTCATTGCTCGGTAAGCAGGAAGATAAGATCGACAAAGAGATCCTCTTCTTGACAGCCAAGATCAATACTGAGAATGCCAACGTCAGTGGTACCGGTATCAGCGCGGACAGTGTCATTGGACGACAGATTGCACTACTTAAAGCACAGAAACTCGGCTTTGCCGGAGATCTACAGCTTAAAGCTGGCAAACTGTTCTCTGACTACGACGTTGTGTTCCAGACTACACAGGAAAACCCGGCAGACGTTGATCTGACGACTATTACTCAGACTCAGATTGCACTGGCACAGACTACTGCGAGCGACATCAAGGCGATTCCGTAATGGGCTACAAGTACTTTGCATTTGCGGGTACTAGCAACCTGTTCGATGAAGACGAACGTCCGGCTACCGTAGATTCCACAATCCTACAGCAAATCATCAGTGGGCAAGGCTCCACTGGTGAAGCTGTCGTGATGGGCGTCAATACCAACTACTTTGCCCGTGCCAAAAGAATGGCGAGTTATGCGGAGAGAGCGTATGTCCGCGGACTTCCAACATCCGATCATGACACGACCATTATCCCGATTACAGCTATCCAGGATGCGATATTCCGTGCCCACGGCCGCAATCCGGGCAGATTCTTAATAAATGAGGTAGGTACTCCGGATGAAGACTTCCTTTTTCGCTTTTGGATGAAGGACAACTACAGCAATGAGACGTACTTTGATTGGACGACCGCTGGAATGCCACCTGTTGATCCAATCTGGGATGAGAGCCGAATACAGGTCGAAATTCCGGTCATTAATCCGGACACCGGTCTCTATTACCTGGCGGATAACGATCCAGACATTACACGTATCTTCGTGGCTGGCGATTGGTTGCACCAACTACGGTTCCACTACACAGACAATCTTTCAGTTCCGGCAACTTGGACGGTTCCGGTCAACATTGACTGGACTGCTTACGAAACAGGCGAGTGGATACAAGTAGCCTACACCAATGAATCGATCGCTAACTTTTCTTTTGAAAGCGGAAACGTCGGTTGGGAGAATACCGTATCAGCTACCCATCCCACAGCTACAATGGAGATCGTGGAGAACGAGCATTTCGAAGATGGTAGATGGGCTGCAAAACTCACCTGTCCACCTGGCACAAGCGCACGGGTACTTTCAAAGGTGGGCACATTAATATCTCCAACAACAGTCACATTAGCCGAAAATAGAGTTCTTCATAAAGGTACTACAGGTCGGTCTCAGGGTAGAC